TGCCATTGGTACAGGACAAAATCCGCGTGGTACACGTAACGAAGACATTCGCCCGGATTATATCCTGTGCGATGACATTGACGATGATGAATTGCTGCGTAATCCAAAACGCATTGACGACCTGTGGGATTGGGTAAACGGTGCGTTGTTTCCAACATTTGATATTACCGGAACACGCAGGTTCATTGGTGTTGGTAACATCATTGCAAAAGACAGCATCCTTCAGCGCATGATAAAGCTGGCCGATAACCATGAGCAGATAAACCTGCTGATGAAAGCCAAGCCCGACACAAAGCTTGCAGCGGATTACCGCAAGAAAGCTAAAAAAGAAACGGAGCAAAAGAAAGCAGAGCTGTACGAAGAAGTTGCCCGCTATGCTGAATCAGGTTTACTTCCTGCATGGGAAGCAAGACACTCGCTGGAAGATTGCGTTTACATGATTTCCAAAATGAGCTACCGCCTTAGTCAACGCGAGTATTTCAACAACCCGCTCAGCGAAGGAAAGGTTTTTAAAAAGGATTGGCTCACCTTCGGTAAAGTTCCACCGCTGCATCAGCTCAGGCTCGTTGGCTACTTAGACCCCGGCTTTAAAAAAACAAAGACCAGCGACACCAAGTCATGGCCGTTGGTGGGTTTTAAAGACGGCAAGTATTACATCGTTCGTGCTTTCTGCGGACAGGCAAGTATCAACGAGATGATTGGTTGGGGTTACAACCATTACGAATACCTGAAGCAGAACCGTGGAGCTGCCCGCCTGATCATGGAAGAAGTGTTTCTTCAGGACTTGCTTTACAAAGATTTTGCAGAGGCCGCAAAAACAAGCTTTCAGTTGCCGCTGATGGGTGACACCCGCAAGAAGCCCGATAAAGACAGCCGTATAGAAGCAACCAGCGGATACTTTGAGCGCGGCTCTGTTATCTTCAATGAAGAGGAGAAAGATAACCACCACATGAAGCAGCTGATGGAACAATACATCAACTTTGAGGTGGGTGTAAAAACAAAGAAAGACGGCCCTGATGCCGTGGAAGGTGCTTTCCATATTTTAAATAACAGCCTGAACGATGGCACAGGCATCGTTGTAGGAGCAAGAAGCCGCAACAAATACAAAGTAAGATAACATGGCATTCATTTCTAAAGCCGATTTCGGCACAGCAATTAAAACCAACATCCTTGATGACATCACTGAGGCTGATGATAACAAGATAACCATTTCCATCAGCAAGGCAATAGAGCTGATGAAAGGCTATCTATCTGCGCGGTATAACATCACACAAATATTCAACAAAGAAGATGATGCCCGCAATATCCTTATAGTTGAGCGTGGTGTTGACATTGCGCTGTATATGCTGCACAAACGGCTTAACCCGCGCAAGATACCGGAACACCGCAAAGAGGCTTACAAAGAAGCAAAGGAATGGCTGGAACAGGTACAGGCCCTGAATATTAATCCGCCCGACCTGCCGCTGGTTGCTGATGGCACAAAAGATTACATTCAATACGGTGGTGAAACACGCAGAAATAACAGACTTCAATAAGTCTTTAAAACGTTTTTAAACATGGCTCCAACAAGCAAAAAAGTAAAAGTTGAAAAAGGTAAAAATGTAATGCCGCTGTTCAATACCATTGTGGTAAACAGTAAGCGCCTTGCCTCGCAGGACATTAAGAACTGGCAGGATGCAGTGAATGCCGCACGCAATGCCCTGAACCCTATGCGCAGGCAGCTCTATGAGCTTTATGACAGTTTATTGCTTGACGGACACTTGCAGGCTGTGCGCAGTCAGCGCGAGAGTGCCATCACCAATAAACGGGTGCTTTTTAAAATGAAGGAAGAAGGTGCAGAAACCCCCGAATGGATAAAAGAATACATTACTGAAGCTCCGTGGATGTATGACCTTTTGCGCTACTCTCAGGAAGCCCGCACCTTCGGTCACAGCCTTGTTGAGCTTATTCCGCAAAATGGAATCATCAGCAAATCCGAATTAATTAACCGCGCAAACGTTATTCCTGAAAAGGGTTTATTGTTATGGAACTATCAGAACTGGATGGATGGATTGCAATACCGCACCGACCCGGCACGTAAAGACTACTTTGTTGAGATTGGCGGAGCAAACGATTACGGACTGCTGATGCTGTGCGCACAGTACATCATTTACAAGCGTGGCGGCTTTGGTGATTGGGCGCAGTTTGCAGAGTTGTTTGGTATGCCTTTCCGCGAAGCAAAGTATAATCCGTATGATGCCAACAGCCGTGAGCTGTTGCAGAAAGCATTGGAAGAAACCGGAGCAGCCGGTTATGCTATTATACCGGAAGGAACCAGTATGACTTTTCACGATAACAACAGCAGCGGGAAAAGCGAAGTATTCAAAGACCTGGTTGTTATCAGCAATGAGGAAATCAGCAAGGCTTACCTCGGTGCTACCATGATGGTAGATGACGGTGCAAGCAAAAGTCAGGGTCAGGTGCATCAGGATGTGGCGGAAGGTTTGGCGCTTAGTGATTTGATTGAAACAGAACACATGCTCAACTGGCAACTGAAAGAAAAGCTCATTGCTTTTTATGGCCCCAATGATTTATCAAAAGGAATGTTCAGTTTAGATTGCTCATTTGAATTGCCTGTTGAAAAACGTATTGCAATTGATATGCAGGTAAGTCAGAAAGTTCCGTTCCCTGAAGATTATTGGTATAAAACCTATGGCATACCAAAACCTGACGGAACAGCCAATCCAATACCGGCAGACCCGGAACCAAAATCGGATGATGAGGATGAAGATGAACCGGAACCGGGCAAAAAAAAAAGCCCTGAAAACGCTGTAAAACATCCGTGCTGTGTTGTTGACCATAGTCATCTGCATGTGGTTAATGAAGAAACTCCGCTTACACCGGAAGAAGAAGAGCTGATTAATATTGTTGCTTCCAACAAAGCGAACGGCAAACCGTTTCTGTATGACCCTGCTTACCAAAAAGCAGTAAAGAAAGTGGTGAGCGGATTAAAGGAAGGATTAAACCCAAGCTTCGGATATGACAAAGAAGATCAGAAGGTTTACACCATGATGGAAATAAACCTTTTCAAATTCGGATACAACCGTAGTCTTGCGCAGGTAGTAGAGTTAAATCAGGCGCTGAAAAGTGCTGAGAATGTAAATGCCTTCCGCACCAAAGCTGCGGGCATTATGGGAAGCTACAGCAAGGCGCTGAATGCTGAGTTTGATTTCAGCAGGGCCGTTGGTCAGGAAAGTGCCAAATGGATTGATTTCAAAGAAGAGCAGAACCTGTTTCCTTACTGGCAATATGTAACTGCCGGTGATGACCGTGTGCGCCCTGCACATGCTGCGTTGAACGGTATGATATTTAAAGTGAGCGATGCCGGAGCAGCAAAGCTAAACCCTCCAAACGGTTACGGATGCCGCTGCACCAAAAAACAGTTAAGCAAAAGCGAGGTAAGCAAAAGCGATATTAAAACGCTTGGCGATGCAACAGGTGCGCTGGGCGAAGAGTGGGAACACATGAAGAAAGGCGGCTTTGCTGTGAACCGTGCCGATATAAAAGAAGTGTTTGACCTTAACAAAGTTTATGCTGAACAGTTGGATGGAGTTTCAACCGATTTCAATAACCTGAGCTATGCAGATTTTGACCTGAAGCCACTGAGTGAAATAAAAAGTTCTGGTGAAATTCCTGCTCCGGCTGTTAAAAGACAAAAGACTTATGTTGATTATGCAGGAAGGGAACTGGCAATGAAAGCAAAGACTTTACCTGTTGATGTAGCAGAGGCATTGAAAGCTCCTGATGAAGTATGGCTGAAAAGCAAAAGCGGTGAGCAATACACGTACAGCTACATCAAACACTACAAAGGCAAGAGCGTTACTGTTACCGTTGAAGTAAAGGATGGCGTAATGAACATCACCGATGCGCTGATAACAAATGATGACCTTGCAAGAACCGGACTTTTAACAAAGAAATAAATGAACCGTTTCCCGCATCCGTTCACAAAGATTGCAGCGCAATACAGGCGTTGGAGGCAGGAGCTTCCCGCAATTGTGAGCAACATGGCACAGAACGAGTTCATTGATAACTTTACGCGGCAAGGCTATTACAAAGACAACGGCATGTTTGTGCATTGGCGCAATACCCGAAAGAAAAAGAACCGATTCGGGCAGCAGAGCCGTGGTATTTTGATTGGCAAAGGAAGGCTGCGCAGGGGTTTTCAGAAAAGACCTGATTACCATACTGCACGGGTGGTGAACACCGTTCCTTATGCACAGGCCCACAATGAGGGTTTTAAGGGTAAGGTAAACGTGAAGGCACACACCAGAACTTTATACAACAAGCAAAAACAGGGCAGCGGAAAGTTTACCAAAAAAGGAAAAGAGCGGATGCAAACTGTATTGGTAAAAAGAGCTACCTCAATAGTAGCTGCACACACCCGCTACATGAACCTGCCTGCACGCCCGTTTATGAAAACAGGAAAGCCTTTTAATGATGCTTTAGACAAGATGCTGGAAAGGGATTTAACACAACTATTTAATAAAGCTTAACACTATGGTATTATCTGACTTTTACAAATACATCCTGAACATTGTAATGAACATTGAGGATGAAAGCAACAACAAAGTTTTTAAACACTTTGACCAATACTACGGGCAGGATTACCCGGACAGAGAAGGTGAAGACGGAGCACCCATTTGGAGCGACCCGTTTCCTTTTCCTGCTGTGTTTTTTGCTTGGCAACCCGTTGCGTTTGAAAGCCTCGGAAGAGGAGCGCAGCACACGGATGCGTTGTTTGAATTACATGTATGCGATGAAGTGGTGCAGGAAGTAAGCAGCCGCGAAACAACCGGCATACGAAACGCAGGATTGGAACACTTTATTTTATTAGACCGCTTGCAGGCGGCTTTGCACGGCCACAGCACTGCTGACTACGGAAGTATAAAACGGGTGCAGATAGTACCCGACAGCGCAAACATGCTGCTGCGCAAACACATTATTGTTTTTAAAGCAAGGCTGCTGGATGATGCAGCAATAAAGGCAACGGTGAGCCATCCGAGGCCACCGGAGAATGTTACTGTTGTGTTACCTGAATAGTTAATTATCGTTAGCAGGTGTTACAGAGACAACCTTTCCCTGTTGGTCTAAATAAAACATATTGATATTGATAACAGATGCACCAAATTCATTTTTAGCTCTGTATTTATGTTTCACTATTGTCATTCCATTTCCTATATCAACCAAATCCGACCATTCAATGGGTTCATAGCTTTGTGCATCATTTAAATTGTCTTTAAGGTATTTCTCAACATACGGAACTGTTCCACTCGATACTATCTGTAATGCACCATTAACTACCCTAACATCTTCAGTCTTTGCTTTTTTCTTTTTTGGTGGATTGTATTCCATTTTGTCGGGTGTGCTGGTAGCCCATGCAAGAAGAAGCATTGCAGCTAAGCCAATAATGACGATAATAATTGATTGTTTCATTGGGTGTTGGGTTTTAGTTAAACAAAAATAAGTATTTTTGAATTATGGAAGATTTTCAATGGTATCATATACCATTATTGATTGCTGTTTGGTTGGTGGGTATGTGGCTTTACTCATTGCGTTATCGCGGCAGGAAATAGTTATTTCTGTTCTCTCAGTATCTTAGAAATTCTGCGCTCAGCTGTTACCGGCTCAACAAAAAATTTCTTAGCCACTTCTTCATAGATGTGTGCAAAGGTGTATTTACGTTTTCCGCCTGCTGTTTTCTCCTCGCTTAGTTTATTAAAGTATTCTAACATTTTTTTGTCGCGGCTGGCTTTGTTCTTGTGTGTACTCATGTGGTTTATTGGTTGGGGGTTCTTACTTTAGTTAAATAGTGATTGCGTACCTGCGTAGCTGCATGTATAAGCTTTACAAGTTCTGCGTTGGTGCAGTTATTAAACGGTGTTTCAGTTTGTTTTAAAAGCCATTGATTAATGGTTTTCATATCGGCCCTGTTCCCTGGTAAAGTGTAACCGGCTTCTTTCATCAATCCAATTACCTTCTTGCGCATACGCTCGCGTGCGGCCTCTTCTGCTGTTTGTGGTTTCAGGATTTGCAGCTTACCAATAAGTGAACGCATTTCGTGTGCATTCAAATCTTTGCTGCTGGAGCTGCGCCCGTTGGTGGCTTCCAATATCAGATCGCGTTTGTTATCGGTCTGTCCTGTTTTACTCAGTAAGGTGTGTAGTTGGGTGAGGCTCATTTTATAATTTCTTGAATTCATGTTCAGCGTTAGTAATGGCATCTGACAAACAATTAACCACAAGTTCCCTGCAAAAATTAAAATCATCATCCGCTTCCCGTGATCTCATTTTCATTATTTTACTTTTCTTTCCTTCAAGGTTTCGAATCAATTCTCTATATCTTGTAGCTCTTTCAAATGTTTCTATTGTCATTTCTGTTTGTGTTTAGTTTCAACTTCTTCTTTGATATTCATTTTCTGTGTCAGCTCTCTGCGGTAATTTTCCAACTTTTCAAGTTTCGGGTCAACAAGTTTCTGATATAGATTAGCTCCCGTTTCAGGTTTGTTGCGAGAGGCTTCCAACTCCCAATACTTACTCATGCGCTCGTTGTGAACCTTCACCCAATTATGGAATGTTTCATTATCTATCTTATTGAAGTTGGCTCCAAACTCACCGGCAATGCCATCGCGGAAAATCATGAACAACTCCACCATTTTAAAAAACGGGTTGTTGTTGGCAATGTGTGTGGCAAGGCGCATAATACCGATGCTTGTTATTTTACTGAAAGCTCCGCTGCTGGAAACAAAGTAATTTATCGTTTCGCACAGCAGCTCCACGCTGTTCTCAATTCCAAATAACTTTACATACACATGCAGCTCGTTGCTCGCGTGTAGTGTTTCCTGATTAATATCATTCAGATATTTTTCAATGCGGTAGAGCAGTTTGGTGTCAAGGTCTGCATCCTTTGAATTGATAACGGTATTAATAGTTGCCATTGCCTGAATTACCTTTATTTCACGGGCAAAACACTCATTGCGTTTATTGATAACGGCAACGTGGTTTTTGTAATTTTCTTCAGCAGCAGCAAGTGCATTGTCATACCACTTCTTCAGCGATACTTCCTGCTCCGGCTTTAGTTGTATAGCGGTGGTATTACCTGCGCCATCCGAGGGGACGATTGACATTTTTCAGTGTGTTTATTTTGGTTTTAATATCATTGTTGGCCCACAGTCCTTTCCATTGATTGCGGATAGCAAGCAGGATAAGCTCAATTGCAATTTCTTCATACCCTTCACTTATTTCGCTCAGGTGATTGATTGCAGCTTGCTCACTGGTGATGGTCTTATATTTGAACTTGTGGGTTTCTGCGCGGTATATCCGCCATACTTCCCATGACTGTTTGAACTTGTCACTTTCCCAGGGAAAGGTGAGTTCGGTTGGTGGTTGTTTGCTCATATTTCGTGTTGTACAGGGCAGATTTGCATTTGAAAAACTGATACTACATAAATATGAACCATACCATCATCTGCCCATTGTCCATAATTTACAGGCTTACATTTACTATATTCTTTATTCAGATTATCAATTCCCGATTCGAGAGAAAGTAAAAAAGAAGTCACAGATTTTACATCATTCAGCAGCGTTCGATCCTTTGTTTTAATGTATTCCTTAACTGCTTTTTCAAGTTTGTTTTTTGCTGACCAATGATCAGCTGTGATGTGTGCAAAGTATTTCATGGTTTTGTTTTTGGGGTGTTATGTAAATTGGAACTGTTTACTCTCTTTAATTATCTTAGTAGAAAACGGAAGTCCTGTGTCAGGAACTTGCTGTATCATATCCATCAGAGAGTTGGAGCCTGTAAAAATTACGTGCTTGATTGTACCGATTGAAATCTGAATATGAAGGCACTTGTTGTTTCCTTTATCCTTTGTGAATTTAGAATCAACAATCCTGTATTCATGCACTGTAATTTCAGTGTTCAGTATTTGCTCAATTTCAATCTTGCTGCCTACAAATGATTTGGTGGCTGGCTTGATTCCGAAGTCGGTGAATTTCCTAATCTCTGTCATGCTAATAGTTTTTTAACAAGGTGTTTACTGTTACAATGTTTAGCCCATCCCATGTGAGATGAAAGCGATTGAGGTGTTTTATTTTTCTTTGCTTTCCGGGCAAAACTCTGTTTAATGCTTTTGCGCAGCAGCGTGTGCGTATGGTAGAAGCGGTAACCAACAAAGTCAATGCTCCGGGCATCCACCGGGAACACCTGATAATTGTCTTTAATGGTGAGCTTTAAATTGTCGTTTAAATAGCTTTGAATTTCCTTGAATAATTCATGCAGATATGGTTTGTCCGGTGCAAGTATTACAAGGTCGTCAGCATAGCGGAAATAGTATTTTACACGCTTCTCTTCTTTCAGCCAGTGGTCAAAATAAGTGAGGTAAAAGTTTGCAAAGTATTGGCTCAGGTAGTTGCCAATTGGTAAGCCATCAGCACTGTCAATGATGCCGTCAAGCAACCATAAGAGGTCACGGTCTTTCAACTTCCTGCGCAGGAGCTGCTTTAGTATTGCATGGTCAACATTCGGGTAAAATTTTTTGATGTCGAGCTTCAGGCAGTATTGTGTTCCTGCTTCATCTTTCAATGCTGCTTTTACAGCATTGGCAGCAGCATGTATGCCTTTGCCTCTAATGCAGGAATAAGTATCGGCTGTAAACGTTGATATAAAAATCTCTTCCATAACGTTCATTACAGCGTGGTGGG